CGGCGGCAATCGGTATTCCCAGAATGCGGGCTCGATATCGACTCTGCCGTTGCTGTTGGGCTCAGAGCGTACGAAGTAGAGCTCGCGGGGCTCATTGGGGGAACGGTATTCGGGTTTGATGTAGACCAGTTTCATTGGGTTACCTGTGGTTGTGGTTAATAGAGTTGCGATGCCGCCCAATCGACGGCCTGAGCCGCTGCCTCTGGGTTTAGCGTGAGTGCGTTGAGACCCGCAGTCAGCATCAGTGCGTGACCGTTTCGGATATCGGTGTTAAAGCCGTCGCGGCCTGTCAGTGAGTCGATGCCGAAAGTGCGTAGCAATGCGCCATTGGCGGCGTAAAACTCGACTGTACGGTCTGAGGCCACTTTGACGGTAAATGTGCGGCCTTGATCGTTTTGGATTTGGAACATAATTAGACCCCCGTTGCTTTGGTGATGGCGGCTCGCATAGCGGCGTCAATGTCCGCAGGAACATCACCGCCCGCCCAATAGTCAGCGACCGACTGCAATGCAGCCAGAAGTTCAGGCGCTGCGGCGATTAGGCGGGCGTTGGCAGCGTCCTCAGCGTCATTCCACCAATTGTTAATTTCGCAAATGGGATATAGCGTCGTACCGCCCTGCTCCAAACGCATACGCCCCGAGTCCGCAAAGATGCTGCCTTCGCCGTTGCCCGCGCCCATATGCCATGGGCCTTTTGTGTGAGTGCTCATTGGTTCACCTCGTTATCGACGATATCGCCACACGCAATCCATAGCAGCCGCGACAGATTGTCATCGTGGTTCGCCAAATCCTCAGCAGTCCACGCGCCGTAGCCCTGCAAGACATTCGCCACCACATCCGCAGAGAGTGCAGACAATTGCTCGGCGATATAGGGCTTGCGACGTAGTGCAGCTACATCGTCATCGCATGAGCCCGAGTGACAGCCCGTTGCCGCATCCTCTGGGTCAATGTCCAACTCGATAAAGCCGTGGCTATCTGACCAGTTTGATTCGTTCATTGTGTTACCTCGTTTGCGTTGTGTGGGTGAATCGTGACGCAAGCCGTTTGCGTTGTCAACGGGTTTTTGCAAAAACATATTTGAGCAGCGTCATCACGCGCCGACGCCCTCGGCCCAGTAGCGTGTAACTGCCGTCCGGTAGCTGCGCGATGATCTTGGCGTTCAGCATCATTCCAAGCGAATAGCTCGTCATCGAACCGTCGCCCATGATTAGGTACGCTTCACGGAATAGCTCGCGCTCGGTGAACGTCGTGCCCCTCGGGTGCAGTATCCGCACCAGTAGCTCATAGGGCTCGGCGTCGCTATCCAGTAGCGCACCTTTTCGGTAGGTGTTCATTGTGTCGTATTTCACGATTGCGCCTCCTTCGATGCCAGTGCGATCGCATCGGTCAGTAGCTTGACCTTTGCCTTGAGTTCGTTGTTTTCCATGATCAAGGTCAGAATGTCGGCTCGGTTGTCTGCAATCGCTTGATATTTGCCGTGGCCGACTCGACGCAATTTGCCCGCCTTACATAGGTAAGCGAGTGCCGCTCGGATGTTTTGCATACTGGGGATAGGTCGCTCGGGGTGCAGTTCCCGCAGCCTCGCTTGCAGTTCCGCTGCCGTTGCGGGTTGGGATAGTTCTAAAAAAACCTTAAAATACGACATAATATAAAATCCTATGTTAAGAGAAAAAATCTAACGCCATTAGATGGTATTCGCTCTATCGAAATTTGTCTATGATTTTAGATGGTTTTCTCTGGTTTGAAAAAAACCTCTTGAATTTCTGGGGCTAGCATTAAAAATAACGGGCAGTTTGCCTTTGATTTTAAAGGGAAAATTATTTTTAATTTTATTTCTAGTGCCCTAAAGGGAAAGGGAGGGAAAAGAGGGGCGTAGAGGGCTTGGAAAGGGATCAAAAAGGGTACTTTATACCCCCTATAGCAAGCCGTTTGCTACACAAAGGCATATATATATATATAATAAAAATTATATATAAAAAAGAATACTAAGAGTATCAAGCACTTAGGTGTGCTTTTCTCGTTCTATGAGGTGCTAGTAATTAATAGCATTTAAATTTGCGGGCTATTCACGCAAGTGGCTTGGGTTATCTGGCTTTGGTAGGCTTGCGATATGCGATATGCGAACGGAGCGCAATGGGCGTACCACAAGGCAACGGAGAATCAATAGCGTGGATGTTGTAGATCGAAAGCAGGAAGTCCTGGAGGCGATGAAAGGCGCACCCCTAGACGGGGGTAGCGGGGTAAGGGGGAAGGGGCTCAAAAGGGCTCAGAATGCGTCAGACGGGGGTGATTTAAATACATATAACTCTAAACCAGTAACCCTTAAAGATGATCGGCGCAAACATCCCGACGCCTCGGTGGCCGAGGCCGTTGCCAATATGACATTCGCCGGAATGCCGCAAGATACGATTGCGAAGGTGCTCAAGGTGTCCCTCGACACTCTGCACCGATACTACAAACATGAGCTCGAAACGGGACAGGCCGCCATTGTCGGGAATATCGCCGGCTCTCTCGCACAGCGGGCCCTATCAGGCAGCGACACTGCTGCGATTTTCCTATTGAAAACTAGGGGTAAGGGCCAATTCTCCGAACGCACACAATTGGAGCTCACCGGCAAAGATGGCGGCCCTATTCAGATCGAGCACCAATTGGTGTTAGATCGCATTGCGTCCGCACTTGAGCGCGGTATCACAATCGATCAACCACCCGATGACGCGCAAAAAAAAGACGGGCCGGAGCCCGTCGAGTAGGGGACACAATGGGGGGGCTAGTCGCCGCAATAGTTTGTAACGGCTGAGGCTACGGCTATCAGTGCGCCGAGTGCGGCAAGCGCCGGTTGCGTTATCGGATCGACAAAAAAGGCGGCGAGCAATATCGGGTAGCCGACAATCATCAGTATGGTGCTAAGGCGGGGAGTGTTCATGCTGCACCATTCTTCGCGATAGCGTTAAAGGCGCGCCAATAGTCGAGCGCCATGCGGTAGTCATCGCAGCGTACCTTGTCATGTAGCTCGCCCGCACTGTTGCGAACGTCGACGCAGTACCAATTGCCCGCCTTTTCAAAAAAGGTTTCCCAGCCGTTTTTGTAAAATCTCATTTTAGGTTTCACGCTGCGTCCTCCGTTACTTGCTCTGCATAGGGGCTCGCGTCAACGTGAGCGACGCGACAAGCTACTTGCGCGGCTTCGGCGTGCAGGTCATTCCGTAATGGCATAACGAGCGCAAGCGTGTCGCCGGTAGTGTCGGCGATGACCGTCGGGAACTCGCCGCGCATATGGATCCGGATAGCGTGCTGCCCCGCGCCTTTTTTGGATATGTTGCGCGCAATCGAAAGCGCTTCGCACGCATCGGCAAGATATTGCGTATTGAGTACAGCGGGCACTTGCTCGCCAATATCTTTGGGCTTAGGAACGACACGCCGCCATTCTGGAAACGTACCGTCTAACGCCTTACCCGTTACGGATCCGGTAGGCGTGTCAATCGCGATATGCGAGCCGTCTACGGTCACGGTCACGTCGACGCCGCCCAAATTCTTACCTCGTGCGTAGTCGCCGACAAATTGCTTAAGCGCCGCATCTAGCGTCTCGTTCGGGATGATGATGGGCGGATAGGCGGACTTGACGCCGCGCGCATTGGCAACGAAAAGCCGATGACCGTCTGTCGCGACAATCTTGCCCGCGCTAGTGTCCAAATAGACGCCTTGTAAGTAATAGCGTAAATCATTGGTTGCGGCATGGGTACGCGCGGCGCGTAAGTAAGCGAGTGATACAGTAAGTTTATACATGGTGTTGCTTCCTATGATTGATTGTGGGTTGATTGTTTAGGCTTGTGAGTTTTCGAGCATATTCTCTGCAATTTCTCGCCAATTGACGTCAGACAAAAAGGCGCGGGCGTAGTCCATTGCGAGCCCCTCATTCTCCCCAAAATTGCTAACAACATTCTCTGCGAATTCTTTTAAATTGTCGGGGAGTTCATCCGCATCTAATTCGCCATTGGCGTCCGCAAAATATTCGAGCATATCGTGCCCATCAAATATTTCCAGATTCACGCGCCATGTTGCGTAGTTTGTCCAGCCGTTATAACGATTGTCGCTGTCATTCATTGTGTAGCCCATGTTGTGTCACCTATGTTGTTTATTGAGTGCGGTGCAATTTGTCACCACATGCACACGTTATTTATTGGCGCGCATGCTGTCAATAGGTGAATGCATGTTTTTTTTGCCCTATATTTTTGTGCGGGCTAGTGCGCGCGAATGTGCGCGAGTGTGCGGGCATGGTGTCGGGACCCCTATGGGACCGCAACCAGGATTGCGTTATGTTATAACATTACCAGGCGGGGGCACGAAAAACGACGGGGGGGTGTGGGTCCCATACGCGCATATTCCAACTCCGCCCCCACCCCCACTTTGCAACGCAAGCCCCTTGCTTCACTTTACACCTAGGGTCCCATCTGGTATACCGCCCGCTATGGCAACGAAATCCAAGGTCAACGCAGCGGGCAACTACACCAAGCCCGAAATGCGCAAGCGGCTCTTTAACCAGATTAAGGCCAAGGCAACGCAAGGCACCAAAGCGGGCCAATGGTCAGCGCGCAAAGCCCAACTACTGGCCAAGGAGTACAAAGCCAAAGGCGGCGGGTACAAGGACTAGCCATGCGCAAGCCTCAAAAGTCACTCAAGGACTGGACTGAGCAAGAGTGGGGGACCCGTTCGGGTAAGCCCTCGTCCAAGACCGGCGAGCGTTATCTGCCCAAGGCTGCACTCAAAGCCTTAAGCCCCCAAGAATATGCGGCGACGACCCGTGCCAAGCGTGAGGGAAAGGCCAAGGGGCAACAGTTTGTAGCGCAGCCAAGAAAAATTGCCAAGAAAACCGCCCGATATCGTTAAATCCCATGCCTGACACACCGGCAACGGAGCCCATTAGCCCTAAGCGCAAGCAAATTCTAGAGGAGCTGAGCAAACTTCCGATTGAGGAGGTGTTGGCCTTAGATGCGCATGTGCAGTGGCAGCAAAAGCGCCACGCCCACCAGAAACCACCGGAGGGAAATTGGACCATTTGGTTGTTATTGGCGGGTCGTGGTGCGGGAAAAACGCGTGCAGCAGCGGAATGGCTGTGGTGGCATGCTTTCAGACACCCTGGGACCCGTTGGTTAGTGTCTGCCCCGACGGCAGCGGATGTGAGAGACACCTGTTTTGAGGGGGATTCTGGGCTAATGACGGTGATTCCGGACAAGATTGTGAAGGATTACAACCGCTCGCTCAATGAATTGATCTTAATTAACGGGAGTTTGATCAAGGGCATCAGTGCGGAGACGCCCGATCGGCTTCGGGGACCCCAGTTTCATGGCGGATGGCTCGATGAATTGGCGGCGTGGCAGTACGACCAAGAAGCCTTCGACATGATTATGTTTGGCATGCGTTTGGGCAAGCACCCGAAGATTGTGGCAACGACCACCCCGAAGCCTAAAGCGCTAATTAGGGACCTTATTGAGCGTGATGGCGCAGATGTGCACGTTACGAGGGCATCGACCTACGAGAATATTGACAATTTGGCCCCGACTTTCCAGCAGCAGCTTCTGAAATTTGAAGGAACGACGCTTGGGCGGCAAGAAATCTACGCGGAAGTCTTAAATCCTGAAGAGCAGGGCATTATTAAGCGCAATTGGGTGCAATTGTGGCCAGCGAAACAGCCGTTGCCGGCGTTTGAGCACATTGTTTTGAGTTTGGACACGGCGTTTACCGAGCAAACGCGGGATAAGAAGACATCGGACGCGGACCCGAGTGCCTGTGTGGTGCTGGGTTTGTTTTATCACGAGGAAAAGCCCAACATTATGTTGCTTGATTGTTGGGAAGACCATCTGGGGCTACCCGATTTGATTCTTCGGGTACAAAAAGAGCTACAGGTGTACTACGGGGGCGAGGAACAGCGCCCGATGATTAAGCCCCTTGTGGGCCCCAACCGGACAGCGGGCTACGGAAGAAAGCCCGATACGCTCGTGATTGAAGATAAGGGCAGCGGCATTTCATTGCGGCAGATGTTAACCAGGGAGGGAATTATTGCGCATGCGTATAACCCCGGTAAGGCATCGAAGTTGACGCGTTTGCACATGGTGTCGCATTTGTTTGCAAGTGGAATGGTGTGGTTTGTGGAGTCGGATAAGCGCAAGGGGCAGATTCGTTCGTGGGCGGAGCCGCTTTTGTATCAGTTGTGTTCGTTTAGTGGAGAGGGCACGATTCGGCACGATGATTTGTTGGATGCGTGCACGCAGGGATTACGTTTCCTAGCGGACAGGGATATGATAAGCGTGACGAAGCCTAAGCCGTTGC